ATAATATTGCTTGGCGTTGTATAATAGTTGTATTACTATTTTATTATTATATTAGATATCTTTGATGATAAAAAAATAGTAATATAACTATTGCACAACGCCATGAATTCTATAAGCATAATTATTTATTGAAATTATATTTATGAAATTTTATTTTTGTAAATTATTATGAAATTTTATTTTGTGATTATATGAGCATAATTATTTATTGAAATTATATTTATGGAATTTTATTTTTTGTAAATTATTATGAAATTTTATTTTTGTGATTATATAAAGTCTTATTTAATGTGATTTACTGTTATTTTACTAATTATGAAATTTTATTTTGTGATTTTATAAAGTATCATTTAATGTGATTTACTATTATTTTACTAATTATGAAATTTTATAAAGTCTCATTTAATGTAATTTACTAATTATGAAATTTTATAAATTTTCATTAGATATGAATTATTATTTTACTAATTATGAAATTTTATTGTGTGATTTTATAAAATCTCATTTGTCATGATTTATTATTTTACTAATTATAAAATTTTATTTTTGAAAATTATAATATTCTCTTGGCGTTGTATAATAGTTGTATAATAGTTGTATTATTATATTAGATATCTTTGATAATAAAAAATAATAATACAACTATTACACAACGCCACGATTTCTATGTCTATAAAAATAATTTTTTGATTTTTCATTAGATATAATTTATTATTTTATTATTGTATAAATAAATTTTGTATTAGAAAATACTAATAATTATTAATATTTTATATTAGAAAATTAAAATGATAAAATATTGATAAGACCATTATTGTCACTGATTTCTTTTAATCCAATTAATTCAAAAATATCATTTGATAATTTATTTTTAAGATTTTTATCTCTTTCGTCTTTAGCATTTAAATCAGGGCCTTTATTAATTTCTATTATTTGCGCTTGTAATTTATCACTAATTGCAACATCCGCACCAAATAATTGATAACTTTTGTCTTTGTATATTTTTGTTGTTTCTTTACATATTCTGCCTTTGTATGACATAAAAACATCTCGAATAAGCATCATAATATTATTAAAAATAACTTGTGATAATAAAAAACCATTTTCTTTTATTTTTTTTTCAATACTATTTAATGTTCTCATATTATTTTTGTGATAATATTCTCCTTCTTGTAAATCTAAATAATATTTAAAATCATCATGTGTTAATGGATTTTCATCATATACTTTTCTATCAACATATCCCGTTGTTATATTACTATCATTATCAGTGCTATTTATAACAAATGGTTTTTTAGTATAATACATAAAACCATTATTAAAAACATAAATATTTGTATTATTTTTATAACACATTACAAGTATATAAACTCTGAGATTTATTTTAAATCCATTAATTAAATATGGATTTTGTAATAATTCTTGAGCAACAACATAATCTTTTGAATTTTTAATTTTATTTATATCATTTGTAATTAGCAATCCTTCTTGACGTTGAATATTTTTTTTCATAATATATATTTTATCATTAATATATTCATCCGTAAGACGTTTTAAGTCATTTTGATCATATAATAAATAAGTATTTGGGGATAGTTCTTTTGCTTTTTCATAACCATGATATTTTAATATGTTAGACCATAAATTATTTTTTGCTGTGAGTTCATCTGCTCCTTCTATAATAAAAACATTTTTAGATTTATTATAATTTTTATAAATATTTGGTAATCCATTAATTTCACTATTTATATCATTATATCCACACGGAAATATAATATCAGCATTTTTATAATTATCAGTATATTTTACATTCATATTATCCAATGTATTTATCATTGTCGCATTCATCATATATTTACATGTTTTTGGCCTTGTCCAAAATTTTGTTTTATTATTAAAAAAATATGTAAAATTTGTAAAGGGAATTAAATAAACACATATAATTATTATTATTAATCCAATAATTATTAAAATATTTCTTATTATCATATTATATATATTTAATAAATATATTAAATATAAATTAATCACATTAATTGCATTAATTGCATTAATTGCATTAATCGCACTCCGAATCAGTATCATCAATTTCAATTTCAACAAGTTGCTTTCGAATATCATCAATAAGCGTTGGTAATTTAACATCATTAACAACTTCGAGCGGCTCCCATTTTTTTTTATTATGTCGCCATATACATTTTACAAAAACAATTTTATTAGAATTCATAATTTCTCTGCACCATATGGACTTTTTTATATCAGGTATAAAAGCAATATTCATTTGACATTTTTTTAATTTTGTTTGTGCATTTATAGTTACAGTTTCAAGAGCAAATAATTTGTAATTATCTGGCTGCAAAGTAGCACACATTTCTAATATAGCATAAATATCATTATTTGTTTTTGATATAAATTCTTTTTTTATTAATGATTTTGATTTATTTATTTTATATTCTGGAGTAATAATATTGGTATTAGTTGATGTGCTATTTAAATTTAATTCATTATCAAATAAATATATTAATTTAGTTCCGGATATTTCAGGATAAAAAGTTAAACCTCTTACTTGATAATTTTTTTCATAAGATTTTATTTTAGTTTTAATAAAATTAGAAATATCAAAAATGTCATAATGTTTAGTTAATTTTAATTCAATATTATATTTTGATTTTTCTTTATTAATATTATATCTTGCACTTGTATCAATATTTCTTAAATAAATATCTACTTCAAAAAATTTTGTTCGTAGTTTATCATTAGTGCAGTTTGCACCTTTAAATTGATAGATATCGGTAATTAGAAATTCATAATTATCTTGTTTTTTTGTTTGAATGCCATCAAAAATTGTGCCGTCATATATAGATGCATCAACTGATACATTATAATTATATACAATGATTTTAGAAAAATCTAATTTATCATAATCATAACTAAGTTGTTTTTTATCAACAAGATAGCAATAATATTTATCTATTATTTTTGTGAAAACTAAAAAACAATTTTTACCATAAATATTTGGCGTAAGATAATAATTAACATTAGATGAAATAAATTTATTTAATTGTGATTCATATTTTAATATTTCATATTTGTAAGATGAAATATTCCCAATTGTATCAAAAATATATTTTATTAATTTTTTATTTGTTTCTATTTGACTTTTATTAATATTAACTTTTTTTGCAATATTCATTTTATTAATAATTATATATAATATTTTAATATTTTAAATATCAATTTTTTTTATATGTTCGCTATCATCATATTCATTGCCAGCTATATTATTATTCATAATAATGTTTAATGTTGTTGCATTTCCAATAATTTTATCATGGATATCTGCGATTGTTTTTTTTTCTAAATATTTATTTGTGTTATTATCAAGATTAAATATATTAATTTTATCAACTTCATCCATATATGGATTTGAACTTCCGTAAATTTTAGAATTAAAATCTAATTGTTTTTCTCTAAAATTTTCTATATTATCTTGTTCTTTTTTATTATCAAATGGATTTTTATCATCCACACAATAACAATCTGCCTGGCCATTAAGCACAACATTTTTAATATATTCTTTTACATCTTTTGCACTTTGATTTGCTGACATAATATTTCCATCAACATCTGTAAATAAATTGTCATTATTTCTAATTAGTTTTATATTATTATTACTTTCTTCATTTTGTTCTCCTGTATAATTATCATAAATTGTTACTTTGTTTCTCTTTTGTTTGCCTTCTAATTTTGCAGCAACATGCCACCAAGGTTTAGTTTTACTCATATTACTAATACCGAATGTATCAGAATCTCTATAAACATTATCATCATAATTTTTTATTTTTTGAACTTTAAATGGTTCATCAGTTTGTTTTTTATAAAAATGTAAAAAAATTATACCACCAAAAATAATTAAAATTAATAATATATATTTATTTGTCATTATATATATATTAATCAAAAAATATAATTATACATGATACATTATCTCCAGAATGTAAATTTCTAATAGCGTGTTCTGCTATTTTTCTTGCTATATTTGTTTTTGTTTTTATTCTTTTCATATTTTCATCATAATAATTATTAAGAACAAAATTAACAGCATTTTGTAATAACATTCTGTTATACTATTTATCATATAAATGTATAAAAAATATAACTTTTTTTGATTTTTATTCATTTTTCCCGTTCGGGGAATGTTTAAAATGAATAAAAATAATTTTTTTAAATATTATATATCTATATATAATATAATGAAACTCACACAATTTCTTAAAAAATATTCTCTTATTGATAGAAATTTTATAGATGACTTTTATACACTTTTTGATGAAGGAAAAAATGAGTATGACACAACAATTGATATTGAACTTATTGCAAAATGGTTAGATGTAAAAAAGGGTCATCTAAAAAGATTATTAATTGATAATTTTAAAATAAATTCTGATTATATTGAAATTAAACCAGAAAAATTAACAAAGGGGCGTGGTTCAAATAATGTAAAAAATGTTTTGCTTACTTATGAATGTGCTAAATTATTATGTATGATTTCACGCTGTGAAAAAGCGGATAATATAAGAAGATATTACATTGAATTAGAAAAATTATTAATCAAATACAAAGATAATATTGCAAATGATTTATATAATCAATTGGAAATACAATCAAAAAACAAAAAAATTATTGATGAAAATGATAATACATCATTAATATACATATTAAAGGTTGAAAATGATACAAATCAGGGGTTTAAGATAGGAAAAACAAAAGATTTACGACAAAGAATGAGAGAATATAATGTTAGCACAATTGCTGAATTACCAATTGTTTTTATTTATAAAACACAACATATTGATGAAATAGAAAAATGTATTAAACAAAATCTAAAAAAATATCAAGTTAAATATAATACTGAAAAATTTGACATTGATTTAGATTTTATTAAAGATACAATCAAATATTGCAATAAAAAAAATTCTGTTCTTATTAAACAAAATAAAAAACTATATAATGAAAAAAATAGTAATAAAAAATGGTTGATTATTATTGATAAAGAAAATTTAAATCCTGATACTGAATTGTATAAAAAAATAACTAACTATACACAAAAAATTAATAATTCATTAAATAATAAAACTAATAAAAAAACTAATAAAAAATTAAGTAAAAAGACAAATAAAAAGACAAATAAAAAGACAAATAAAAAGACAAATAAAAAGACAAATAAAAAGACAAATAAAAAGACAAATAAAAAGACAAATAAAAAGACAAATA